CTTTTTCTTGAAAAGAAATATCTTTCATTATATNTNTATATATATATATATATATATATATAATAAAATGGCAATCACTATAGTAAAAACTAACTAGTTGTGCCAAAAGTCTTATGAGTAGTCGACGTTGTTTCACCATCTGTAGGTATAACAGCTGGTATATTATCCATACGTAAATGGGACGGTTTTAAAACAAACGAATACCTGGAACCGAATTCAGTAAACAAATTAAAAAATGAAATCAAATTGCTGTCAATATTTTGAAATTTCATACCTATAAATTGACATCCGTTATTTATAGCCAATATAGGGTCGTAATTTTCTATACTATTATTTATATCAGGCAATACCATAAGTAAAGATCTATGTGACTCGTCTACTAACATCGGGTTATTACTACCAGCGGCAACTAAATCTTTATATCTAATAATTCTAAAAACAGAATTATATCCAGTAGAAAGATTTACATATTTCGCTAGGTCACTGGTATCGAGAATGTTATTATGTAAAGTATGTACCATAATAATAAATTTACTTACAAAATGTTTTTTTCCAATATGTTCTGTTATAAATTTATCATTATCATTATTATTATGTAAATAATTATATTTAGTTGTATCAAGTATATCGTCATTAAGGTATTCTTTTATATATTCACCCATTTTGTCATATATTATTTTATTTTCACTCATTATTCTAAAATTTAAAAACATAGGATCATACTGACAACTGAGAGCCATATCAAAACTTTGGGCTTTTATTATATTAAATAATTCAGGGATTTTTATATAATTATATGTTTCTTTTATTGAATTATTATTAGCGGTAGATGCCGCAACAATTGGTTCGCCGTTATACGAGTAAATTTCAAAATCCAGGCATCTTGCCCCTTGTTTAATACATTTTTCTAAAGCACATATATTAACAAAATTATTTTTATAACCATCGCCACAGCAAGAATTGTATGCGGTTTTAATATAATAATTTTTAACCAATGACTTATGTTCATCATTGAAATAATTATTAGGCTCGTCGGGGAAAGTTACGTTCCCGTGTTGGGTAAAAATGGAATGTTTGGTTTGGAATTTATTACTTTCTAAATAGATATTATTTAATTTTTTACAAGCCGCTCCCTTTTTATTTAAAGTATAAAATACCCAAGTAACCAGTAAAAAAATAATAAATGCAATTATTAGCAAAGATATTACAAAATATATAGTTGAATTATCACCAATACCAATTGCATTTTTACCAGATGTAATTATATTTTCTGCAGCTGAAAGTATTTTACTCGCCTCCGCCGACATTCTAATTATATTATTATTATATAAAAAACACTTAATAAATTTTATAATAAATATAATTAATATTATAAAATTAATAATATATAATGGCTGGCGGATTATTGAATTTAATAGCAGTCGGGAATCAAAATATTATATTAAATGGAAATCCAACCAAAAGTTTTTTTAAAACAAAATATTCAAAATATACAAATTTTGGTTTGCAAAAATATAGAGTAGATCAACAAGGTCAAAGTAATATACACTTGACACAAAAAAGTAATATAAGTTTTAAAATACCTAGATACGGAGATTTATTAATGGATACATATTTAGCAATTACATTACCAAATATATGGAGTCCAATATATAAGTATTCCGATACAGAATATAGACCATATGAATTTCAATGGATAAAAAATATTGGTAGTCAAATAATAGACGAGATTACATTAACAATAGGAGGAAGAATTGTTCAAAAATTATCAGGTAGTTATTTACAAAATTTAGTTGAACGTGATTTTGATAATAATAAAAAAGATTTATTTAATACTATGACCGGTAATGTGAATGAACTAAATGATCCAGCCAATTATTCTAATAGATCAAATAATTATCCAAATGCATTTAAAATAAACGACACAGATATAGATGGTATAGAACCAAGTATACATAGTCATAATTTATATATTCCACTAAATACTTGGTTTATGTTACTTTCCAATATGGCATTACCTTTAATATGTTTACAATATGCAGAATTAGAAATTAATTTCACTTTAAGACCCATTCAAGATTTATTTACTATAAAAGATATTTTATACGATAACACGGTTAATACAGTTAATAGCTATAATGAAATTCCTAGAATTCGAGCAGAACAAAATAAAGATTTACGCTACGGATTCCATAGATTTATACAAGAACCTCCGTATAGAGATATATCTTTGGGTACAGTTTATACAGATAATAGAACTAATATAAATACCAATATTCATTTAATAACTACTCAATGTTTTTTAGACAATGAAGAAAGAACATTATTTGCAAATAATAATCAAGATTATTTAATTAAAGAAATATATGAATATAAATTTGAGAGAGTTAATAAATCTACTAAAGTAAATTTAGAATCAAATGGATTGGTTTCTAATTGGATGTGGTATAATCAACGGGACGATGTATATAAAAGAAATGAATGGTCTAATTACACTAATTGGCCATACGAAAATATACTACCAAATAACCTTACAAAATTAACCGACTTAACTGACCAAAATAATTTGATATTTTATAACATAAATAATTGTTATCAAATACATGATACATCTAAAAATATTTTTATTACAGGCGATGAACCTACAGTATATGAACAGACAAATAAAAAAGAAATAATGAAAGAATTTGGTATTATTGTTGATGGAAAATATAGAGAGAACTCTTTCCCGGGAGGAATTTATGATAAAATAGAAAAATATTCTAAAACCAGGGGTAATTCTAAGGAAGGGCTGTATCATTATAATTTTTCATTAACAACTGATCCATATAAATATCAACCAACGGGGGCATTTAATACTAATAAATTTAAAAATATTGAATTTGAATTTAATAATCATCAAAATCCACCAGTAGATCTCGAGAATGTAAACTTCACTACTACATGTGACCCATTGACAGGTGATGTAATTGCTACTTCAAAAGAACCAACCAGTATTTATAAATATAATTATAATCTGACTGTAATGGAAGAGAGATTTAATATATTAAGATTTCAATCGGGTACCGCAGACCTATTATATAGTCGGTAAAATTATAATTTTGTCTTTGGGATTTTTCTTGTTCCATTACTTAATTTTTTTTTTGCGTTTTTTGCTAATCTTAACGCCAGAGAATTTTTTGAACACCCTGTTTTTAATATATTAAAATCAACAGCAGACGCTTTCCCACCTGTAATAGAACTTGCTAATCTAGCATATCCCCACGAATGTCCTGTCTGATTAGGTCTAGAACCGGAAGAATAATATGCGCCCTGACCCTTTTTAATTATTGCGTTGAGAGATTCACGAGAACAACCGGTTTTATTTACCAACTCTTTGTTTACTGCTAAATTGGAAATTTTATATATTCTTTCCGCGTTCAATATGTGTTTGGATTTTTTAGATTTAAAAGATTTAACTTTCTTTCGAGCTACGTATTTCCCCCGTTTGTAATTCCTTATAGATTTTTTTAATTCTATCTTTATTGTTTTATTGTCTTTTTTAGTTAAAACCGCAGGTATATAAGTTTTTGGCACTTTCATCATTACTATATATATATATATATATATATATATATTATAAAATAATATATTGGGTTGTTATGGGCAAATAATTTTTTTATTTTTTTTATATTATTAAATTTGAAATTTATTGTTGAATTTAATAATATTAAAATTTAATAGTTGATAGATTGAAATCTAAAAAAATTGATTACATATTAATTATTTTAACATGGTTATATTATATACCTTATAATGTTTTCTATATTGACTATGTGCTCATCATATGTTGTTAACCCAGTTATGTACCCGATCTATAGATCTAATGTATTGGGGAGGACCGGCTTAGTATACAACAATGAAAGGGATAGCTCGGGTCTCATTGAATCATTAACGCCTCCTTCGGGTGGAGAACTAAAGCTTTTGACACATCTAAACGGTAATGCTTGGGCTCAAAATTGGCTTTTATATATGGGGAGAGAAGATACTGAAATTTATGACGATCATTATTGTATGGAATGCCTGAGTATGAAAGAATCTTCAAATATATATACATCGGAAGAATATCTTTATTTTGGATTTTTCCCAGACGGGTGCAGTGGTAAGGCGGCTTATGAACCAAAGTATTTAGCACTGTTTGTAATCCAGCCTAAAAAACGCGTTTTGAATGCCAAGCTAATTGTTGAAAACCCGAAGTTCATCAATGAAGAAACACGCCTGGTAGATCTAGAAAACAGTCTCAGGCGGTTGTGCGATGATTCATATGTGTTTTTCAAGTTTGATGAACTCAAGAGACCCGGTCAGATTAGGTATTATTATGAATGGACATTTACGAATTAATTTTAAATTTATTGTTATTCATTTATTAATATAATTGTTCTGTCGCTGCGTTCATATCAACAACGAATTTCGTATCTGCATGAGGAGCTTTGAAATGTGGTTCGCATAATTTTGTAATCTTATTTCTGCGCGTCCCCTTTGGACAATTCGGTAACTTGCCTTTTTTT